TGTTACCTTCTTTTTACAATCTTGGTTTCTTCCAAAAACTTCATCGATGGTATTATCACTATATCCATCAAGTTTTAATGCTAATTCAAGTGCTTCTCTAATAGCATAAGGATAATTACAAGACTTTGTGTCAATTGTTACAATTGCAGTTTGTCTTTCTTCGTTAGTTCTGTTAATAGTTATTATCATTTGTTACCTCCGTATGTTAAATTACTAAATTTACTTGGGCTATTCCTGAATCGTTTGAAATGAATATTTTAATACCCATAAATGTTTCAACTTTTACAATACCTTCATAGTCTTTAATGACAGACCTTATCATGAAGTCTTTTGTTGATTCATTCATTAAAATACCAATCGGCTTTTTATTATTTTGTGATTCGTATTTCTCTATTTTAAATACAATATCAGCCATTAATTCATCATATGTCATTTGTTACCTCCTCCGTAGGTTTGTTCGTAGTATTGTTCACCAGTTAGTGGTAGCGTACTTTCAGGATAATCAATTCCATGAACTGTTCCTTTGTTGTATGCAGTTTCAATTCTTTGCTTCTCCATTTCTTTGGCTTGTTCAAGTAATTCAATATACTGAATCTCAAATTCTTTAAGTGATATTTCCTCATTGTTTAATTTTGTAAGTAAATCCACATAAGATTTTGCTAACCACTCTACTGCTAACTTATTGTTTGTCCTATTTTCTGTGTTTGTGTAAACCTGAATTATGTTTTTAAGTTTATTTATTTTATTGTTTGTCATTTGTTACCTCCTTCGTAGGTTAATTCAATTACCTTAAACTCAAGTATTCCAATATTGTTATTGCTATTTACAAAATGTTCAATTTCACCCAATGTTGTATTCTCGTTACATAACATTGATGGATTTATAACCTTCCAATCATCTGGGCTAATTTGAATACTTGTCTTAAAAGTTGCTACAAATTGTTTCACTGCCGTTTGTTGTTTATTGTTTTCCATTTACTATTTCAATTAATTTTTTAAGACAAGCAAGTTCTGCTTCTTCGTATGGTTGATATTTCATCTCCCATTGTTTAGGGTCTGTATTATAATGACCAATAACAGAAATATCCCACCAGGTAGTTTTATTAATTAGTCCTCCAATATAATTGATTTGACATCTAAGATTGTGGTTCTCTCTAAACCATCTAAATGCTTGTGAGAATGTTGGTGCTCCGAACCATTTTAACCTATCATGTTTTTGAAAAGGTATATAATCTCCTGATGCATCTCTTATATTGTTAAAGTAAAATGATTCAGCATTTTTTCCATCATAAAAAGCTAAACAAGGTTCATCAAATCCAAGTTGCTTTAACTCTAAAGCAAGTTCGTAGGGTACAAATTCTTTGTTCATCTCCGTTTGTTGTTTATTGTTTGTCATAACCTTAATATATGAAATTATTTGAATTTAGACAACTTAAAAAAGGTATCTGTTGCCCAATAATCAACATTCTTAATAAAATGTGCCAGGCCGTCCATCTCATAAAGCTCAACGAAATGGTTCTTGTGAAAGTCGTTATTCTCTTCGTTGATGAGTCCGTTAATGTAATCAATCTGTCTATCATCTAAGATTGGATTCTTAAGATCCATTAACTTATAATGGTTAAGTAGGTTCTGACGTGCAAATAATACCCGGGCATAGATCTGGTGCTCTGTTAAATGATCTTCAGCATAGTCGAAGATATCCTGCATTGACATCGGAACATCTAAGATATCCGGGAATAATTTTAAAAGCGTCTTTGGTCCTAATCCTTTAATGCCTTCAATCTTATCTGATTGGTCTCCAAGCATTGTTTTGTAGATAATAAAATTATCTGGATGAACCATAAATTCTCTCTTAACGTCTTTTGGTCCGTAAAATACTTTTGTAACCGGTCTATAGAGAGTTACGTGGTCGTTAACTAGCTGAAGGTAATCCTTATCAGATGAAACAATAATCATCTGTGAATTAAACCTCCGGGGTAACTCTTTAGCCATGTAAGCAATCATATCGTCTGCCTCTGCCTTATCGATCATCCCAACTTTAATTGGTAAACACTGAAGGTAATGAATGATCCTGGTTATCTGCCCAACCTTTGCATCATTTTCATCATCTAAGGATTCAAAAGCATCCCAGTTTGTAATTCGGTTAATCCCTCTGTTTGACTTATATTCAGGCAGTAAATTCTTTCTGTTGGTAGAAGATCCTACTCCGTCGAAGATTACGTAAACGCCTGTCGGCTGTACCAGTTGAATTAATGAACCTAATGATCTAATGAATCCGGCCAGACCTCCAATGTGGGCTCCGTCGTTGTTAGTCATATTGATAGTTGCAAAGTTTCTAAAGAATAGATTCAATGCATCAATAACTAATACGCGGGAGTGAAAATTTTCGTCTGTGGGTATTACTTCTTCTACCTCCTTGATGTTAGCAAGTAAGGCTTTGTATTCTGCTTTCATAACTTATTCTAATATAATAAAAAAGCCCTTGACTTGCAAGGGCTCTTAAATGTTTATTTTTTGTTAATTATCTACCGCTACTGGCTCCAATACCTGTATCACTGTAGGTATCCCTAGCTGCTTTTTCATCTGCTAGTTGCATAGCTTCTTCGCTAGAATATTGTTTGCCGTTGTAGCTTAGCATTGGATGTAGGCCGTAATGTGCTGCATCTTCTAATGCTGCAAGAACAGCCATCCAATCATATTTTGTTAAATCTAACTCTGCAGATAATATATCGTTTGCTGAATCGTCCATTACAACTGTGTACCCTAGTTTTTCATAGTTTAAGTGATCTTGGGACTCTTCACCTTCGGGGAAATCAAATAATACTTTGCTTTCAGCAGCTTCGTTCATCATTTTAGAACTAGAAGTTTTTTGGTAAATAATATACTCATATTGATCGCTGAATAGCACTGCTAATTTTGCACCAGGATATCCTTCTCCTGCTTCAAAGTCGTACATAACAGCCTCCCCTTCGTCACTATCCTCTTCAAAAGAAGCTTTTTCTTTTTCTAACATCTGTAATAAAGCTTTAGGGTCCATTTCCTTACGCTCTTCCATAGACCCTCCAGGTCCGCCACCAGCTTCAACTACTTCAACCGGTTTGTTCATGTCAATACCTGCTTGTGCAAAAGCTTCTGCTAAGTCTTGAGTCTCTTTTTCAAAGTACTCGTTTATCATTCTAGAATTAGTAGTTACCTTATTCTCTACTAAATACTTTTTTAAGTCAAAATTATCCATGTTTTGTTTTAGTTATAAATATAATCTAAAGATAAGAAAAAAGCCCCTGCAAAGCAAGGGCTCTTAAGTGTTTATTTTTACTATACTCTAGTAAGCATAACCAGCAGGAACGATGTCGTTCTCGGTTGATTCATTACCTTCTAAGTCATACCAGTAGGTATAAGCTTCTTCTCCATACTCTGCATTGTTCCAATCGTACTCTTGTCCAGATACACCGTAACCTTTAGGGTACTTGTATATAAAGATAACAATACCTCCCTCCATATCCTCTTCACCTACTTTAAAAGTAGTGCCGTTAGGAAATTCGACTTTACGAACTTTTTGTGGTTTTTTTTTAAGCTCTCCTTCTTTCTTTTCAGCTTCAGAAACAGTTTCATCAATTGATAGAGTTGATATTGTGTAAACTAAAAAATCATTGATTTGTTTTTCAGAATAACCTTTCTCTAGTAAATCAAAAGCAACTGCATCAGCACCCTTCACAAACATGTGAAATTTCTCGCTAGAAGCTTCTTTCTCCATTTTTTCAATGGCATCATAATCAAAACCCGTATTGCTCGAGTATTCATTTGTTATCTGTGAGTTAGTAGTTACTTTATTTTCTACTAAGTACTTCTTTAAATCAAAATTATCCATGTTTTGTTTTAGTTATAAATATAATCTAAAGATAAGAAAAAAGCCCCTGCAAGGCAAGGGCTCTTCTGTGTTTATTTTTTAGTTTTATTTACAGTAAGTCACCGCTTTTTTCTAATTCCCTAAAGTAGTCCTTAATGCCTGTATAATTAGTAGATACATTCTTCCATTCTTGAGCGTACTCCGCTACTTTCTTAGCTAATTCTCTAGGTGATAGATCTTCGTACTGTGGATGGGACATTACAAAGTCTTCAATAGCACTGTGAGAATTTTCGTTTTCTGCTTCTTCTATCATTCTAGAGTTTGCAGTAACCTTATTCTCAACAAGGTACTTTTTTAAATCAAAATTATCCATTTTTTTCTTTTGTTATAAATAGACTTAAAGAAACGAAAAAAGCCCCTGCAAAGCAAGGGCTCTTCTTAAAAGTTTTTGGAATCTTATTCCGGCTCTTCTTGGAAATAACCGGGTGTTGAATCCTCATAAGCTTCTTCTACTACATCGAAGTCTCCTCCTCCTAGAATGGCTGACCATTCTTTGGCATGAGCATCTTTGTACTTCTTAAGCTCTTTCTCATCATCGTTGATAAATCCGTGAGGTGTCATAATGATCCTGCCTCGGGTTGTAATTCCATTGATATGATTCTTATCAATCTGAAGATTAGTTCTCTTAGCAAATTCTACCTGTTTACCATCCTTGATTGCTTTAATCTTGGAAGTACCTGCATTCATAATGTTACCAAACGTTACTACAAAAGTTGCATCATACCACATGGCAAATCCACCTTTGTTCATAAGCTTGGGTTGACCCATTGGTGATTCAGGCTTTTGAGTCCATACCTTGTTTACTACTACTAATGTATTAGTATACGGTGAAGACTCTTTCCTTGACATTACAATCCGTTGATTTACTCCATTACCGAACTGAGTTGACATTGCACCTGCATTCCATTCGTTATTATTCTTGTTAGAACGTACTGAAAGTTCGCAAGGTACTGAACCGATTGAATCCCAAAGGAATAAAAGATCGTGAGGTAAGCTTCCTTTCTTCTGTTCGTCAATTAAATCTAGAATAAATCCAGCAACATCCTCGATTGTATTTAGAGTCTCTCTATCAACGTAGATAAAGAATCCACCGTAATCAACAACCTCACCGGTTCGTTCATCAACCGTTTGATTTACTTGCAGACCCATTTGAATAGCATGTTCCCAATTCCATTTCATCTCTGTAATAATGAATACTGGAAGGATGCCTGCTTTCTGGGCTGATACTGCAGCTTCAAGCAATGCTGTAGTCTTTCCTGTATCAGAATGACCTCTCAGCATTACAATGTGACCCATCGGGATTCCCGGGATTGAAGTCACCTCTTGGAAAGATGGTGATAGAGGAATCCACTGCTGATCCTTAAATTTTACGTTACCTGTTAAGAGCTTCTTCTCTTTGAACTTATCTAAAGAGAATCCTTTCTTAAGCTCGGCAGACACGGCCTCTGTTAAAGAAGCTTTTTCTTTCTTAGCCATAGTCTATTAGAAAGGTAAGTCGTTGGTGTCGTCGTTGAATAAAGAATCGAACTTGTCGGCTTTTGATTCTACTTTCTTTCCTTGAGATTCTAGAGTAAATGGATTCTCAGATTTTTTCCAAGGAAGTTCTTCCTTTGCAGGAGCAGCAGGCTTTGCATCATCAAAGTTAGTTACAGGCTCAGAAGAGATTACTCCTTCTTCTTCGTCAGGTGCTAACCATTTCTGCAATACAGACTTCATGTCATCGAAAGACATTCTTGAGAATACTTTCAAAGGATCTGGTTGATCGTTCAAGATAGTTTGTAACAATGTGTCGTCATCGGTCAAAGTAGATTCTTTAGTACGTGCACGAACGGTTGTTTTGTTAAAACCAGTTCCTGTAGTTTCAGCACCCACTGTAGTCAAATTCAAGTCACGACCTGAAATGATATCAGTGTAATCCCCGATGTCTTCATCTTCTACCATAGAAAGTAATTCCATGTAGATTTCTTTACCAAAGCCCCAAAGTTTAACTCCGTCTGCTTCTTCACCTCTAACGATAACGGGTACAAATACCCTCATTTTAGGATCAAGTTTACGTGCTAGTCTCCAAGACTCTTTGTCTTTACTGGTTCTTAACTGCTTGGCGAATTCAACGATAGGATCTTTATCACCCCAGTTTGTTGGAGAGATGATTGGATTCTTGTCGATTCCGTAGTGAAAATACAGTTCCGAAAAAGGATTTGATTTATTGTACGCGGAAGGTACAATACGGATTGTTTGCTTGCCCACGGCAGGTTTCCAGAAGACATTCTTACGTGCCTCTCCGGAAGGACGGCTTTGTTGAGTTTGCAAAGCATTCAGCTTTGCTTTAATTGAATTGATATCCATAAGTTTTATTTAAATGTATGAAAATTGCTTTAGACTAGCAACTTAAAGTTTAATAATTTTACAGAGTTTGCTTTTACTCAGGTAGACCGTTGGGTTCTCCTAAGATTCCGTGAATAACTCTTCGGAATGTCTTTTGAAATTCTTTTTGCAGAGTTGCCATAACCTCTTCCTGTTGTTCCGGATTATCTTTTAAGATTTGCATTTTACCGTTAGAACCATCATGATACATTGCGCTCATTTTAAAGAACACCATGGGAGAATTCCCTTCCCCATCATCCACAATTTGCATTTTAATAGTAGGTATATCATCAAACTCATTATCGTCCTGTAGTTTATTAAACTCAACAGACTCTTGATGTAACCTATTTTCAACAAGGTACTTTTTTAAGTCGAAATTATCCATGTTAATAAATATTAAAGTTCAACAATCTGGTGAATCTTTGTGCGTAGAAGCTTAAGATCACCTTGTTGGGTCAATAAAATCGTATTCTTGTAATGCAGCCAGTTGATTCTAAAGTTCGTATCAACAATGCCTTCGTTTAGGCTCTTAATCAATTCGTTTAAAGCATTAATCGTATAAAGGGTATTTGACTCTTTTTTTCTATGAACTAGGATAGTATTCTCTGGAATGTTATTAATGTTAGGTTGATCAACATTGTAGGTACAAACGTATTCGTCATTGCTCTTGATATGCAAAACAAAAATCTTATTATATAAAATAGTATATTCGCTAGATATATCCTTTATAAAGGAATCCACTTCATTTAGTGGTACGAATGTACAAAATAACTTATTATTCACGTCTCCGGTATTGATAGTTTCTCTATCATAAATATCAAAGGGGCTGTAAAGTGTTGTAGTCTGGTCCATAACTTGTTTTTATTTGTAGGTTTTTGTCTTTAAATACTGTTAATATCTGCTTAATCTCTTCTTTATCCTGCTTATTAACATCTAATAAGAAAGCATCATAAGTATAAAGTACTAATTTTGTCTCCTTATTATTAATAATATAGATGATTTCTTTAAGGATTGCAACATTGCTGTAAGTTTCCCAATGCTGAATAACGTAATTAAACAGTTTCTGTGGGTTCATATTGGGTAAATCGCTTTGTTTAAATACTTTTCCTGTCTGCTCAACAGTGTATTTACCTGTCTTCATAAACGTACTCCAGATCTGTTCGATAAGCTTTTGAGTTAATTTAAAGAATTCAAAGTCTTTGTACTGATCGAAGATATGCCCGTATAGCTGCTTAAATACTAATCCTTTTGCTTCAGTTCGGTCCATTCCGTACTTAGCTGCAAAATCTTCATAAATATCTCCGGTCGGTGAATCATAACCAACCATCTGTCCAATCAACGTAGGATGATAAGCAGTCAAGTCAATCTCTAATAAAAAGTCGTTTCTTGGTATAAAAACCGATCTAGAACCGTTTTCCTTAGGTAAAGCAGCAAAGTTTAAGCTGTTAAACGTGTTGGAAGGTCGGCCGGTAGTAGTATTGAGGTTGTATTGAGTGAATGTATAAGAGTTATAGCGGGATAGAAAGGGTCTCTTCAAGTCAAAGTATCTTTCAAAGGCACTATTAACCTTTAAGCCGTTTCTTTCTATAAACCAGAATACATTAGATAAATCATCATGATACTCATTAGGGATATATTTTTTAATCACTGGAAGATATTCATCGAATATAATCTCACACTGCTCAAAATGCTTTACTATCGGAATTATTAAATTAAGATCCTCCTCTGTATGGTATCTTTGAGAGAAATAACTATGAGCATGAGTCTGCTTTTTTACTTCTTTATGCTCAAACAAATTCAGATCGTAAGTATTTGTACCAAAGTAAGTGTGGCTTAATGCTTTTTTATCCGGAGTATAGATTTTCTTAAAAGTTCTTAGGTATTCTTTAACCTGCAAAGGATCAAACTGTAATGCTTCCGGATGAGAGTAGTTAACTAAGAAGCCTTTCGGCTGGGTAACGTCTCTAAGGTATAAACATAACGGAGCATAAATGCTTGGATGCATTTCCGGATGCCTTTGAATCGGAAGTACAAAGATTTCCGGTCCTAATTCAAACTGTACTTTATCAAACTGCTCTTGAGTCTCTGCTAGCCAAAACATAACCTTTAACTAAAGATACGGGATTTGAATGTAGAATCCTACTTCTTATAGAACTTAAGGTAATCCTCTTTTAAGAATTGATCAAAACCAAAAAGCTGTAAGTTTACAACTCTCTTCCGAACAATGCTTTGGTTTGTTTGATATACTTGAGATTCCTGCCCGGCTAGTAACCAAGGTAATGAGAAAGGAACATATTGCTCCCAAAAGAACTTAGGATCTCCAGATGCCAGGCTATCAAACTGCTGCTTATCTAACTCAAGGTAAAGATTCTCATTTGCTTTCTTACAAAAGTATCTTTCATATTCTCCAATCTTATAATCATTCTCATCAGGAATAGGAGTTATTCCGTAAGGTAAAAACCGTACTTGATAGTCTTGAGCTGTGAATTTTTTAATAGCTGTATACTCATTAACTACCTGCTGTTGAAATAACTGATAATTAACTGTTGGTTGATTCTGGATATCGTATGAGCTTCCGCCTGGTCTTATATTCGGAACATCTAAGTTAAAAGCAACTCCAACCTGTTGGTATTGAGTACCAGCATTTGTTTCGTTATCTCCAAAAGGTAGAATCTCTCTTGCGTTTGGATCTTGCGGACCTACTCCTGCAAAATACTGCCCTGTTGCAATCTCATAATAAGGACCAGAGTAAGGTTCACCCGTAGCTCTATCAATATACTCCCCGGGATTGGCAGTTAATCCTGTTTTGACGTAATGTTTGGGTAAGTATGCCATAGTCTTAGTAGTCTACATTCATTATTATTCTGTCTTTACCGTACTTTGTTTGATCAGTGGTTGATGGGAATTTAAACGGAAAAGACTTTGCTCCTACTTTACTCACTATTGCATTCATCAAAGCAGTAAATTGTTCCCTGAATAGCTTCTTGTGGTATGGGGTTAATTTACTTAAATCTAATTTGTTCTTCCAAACAGCTGGGGTTATATTTTCGTTTATTAACCCTCTCATTCTAGCTACTGCTTCTGCTTCGTTATCATTAAGAGTACCTTTAGTAGCTTTTAATAGAGGTCTCAAGTTATCAAAACCATCTTTTAATAGCAGCACATCATTTAGCAGTCTTGCATACTGTATGTAAGTACTTCTTGATGCTGTTCCTGGATCTGAAGCAGGTAAGCTAGATGGGTTTGCATACTCAGCTCCTGTTCTTTCTTCGATATACTTTTTATCCTTTATTCCATAAACTTCAATAATATAAGTATTGTTCGGTGCACCGGCCGGGTATATTGCATCAAGCAGTTCTCTCATTGCATCTTTAGTTGATTTATTATCAGGGACTTTATCCCCTGTCTTATCTCCCTGAGCTACAATCCCAGGTAGAATACATCCGTTACTATCCTTGTATGATGATCCTGCGTGAATAAGGATACCTCCTCGGTAAGGAACATCACCAAGTCTGAATACAGATCCTAATCCCGGATTGTTGTTTGCTTTTGATTTTGTAAAAGGGTATCTCCCTGGTGGAATACAGCTTATGCTTGAATTATTACCTTTCCATAGCAGCTCTACAGTGGTGAAGTCTTTTAGTTTTTTACCAGCATTGTCAAATAACTCTAGTGTTCCTAATGTTTGTCCAATAGTCTGTGACCCAGGAGTCGTGACTTCTTTTAATCTTCTCAATTTTAGTCTTACCGGTCCGGGAGTATTCGAAGGATAAACAACTACGCCAATGATACGGCGACCACCG